AGGTAATACTGTTGCTTCCGAGCACAAGAAAAACCAGCCTATGTTCGCACCATATCCGTCAGATCAGACGTTTTATATGTATCACAATGACTTTTTTACATATAACTCTGGTGATTGGACGATTACAACTACTGAAGCTGGCACAGGAAGTGCATCTGAAGCCGTAACTTCATCAGCTGGTGGAGCTTTATTGCTTACTAATGCTGCTGGAGATAATGACTTAGACTTTTTACAATTAAAAGGTGAAGGTTTTAAACTTAGCACCAGTAAAAAAGCTTACTTTTCAGCTAGATTTAAAGTGAATGACGTTGACCAATCAGACTTTGTAATGGGTCTGGGTATTACTGATACAACACCACTTGATACAACAGACGGTGTATTTTTTATCTCAGCAGATGGTGATGCAGGCCTAGATTTCTTAGTTGAGAAAGATAACACAGCTACTACTACTGAAGATGTAGCAACAATGGCTGACGATACTTTCATTACTACTACATGGTTTATAGATCCAGATGCCTCTAAAGTTTTTTATTCTATAAATAACGCAAAACCTGTGGGTGTTGCAATCACTAACTTACCAGATGATGAAGAATTAACAGTATCATTTGGTATTCAAAATGGTGAAGCTTCTGCACAAACCATGACAATTGATTACGTAGTTGCAGCAGTCGAAAGATAGGAGTAAACAATGGCAGATACAGTAACGTCACAAACTATCCAAGATGGTGAAAGAGTTGCTATCTTAAAGTTTACAAACGAGTCTGATGGTACAGGCGAATCTAGTGTTAAAAAAGTAGATGTATCCGCATTGACCTCCAACAGTGCAGGAGAAGCTTGTACCAGCGTCTCTATAGCACGCATATACTGGGCAACCAGAGGTATGGGTGTAGATATAGAATTTGACGCATCCACTAATGTTTTAGCAATACCACTACCTGCAGATAGCACAGGTGATGAGTATTATGATGATAGATTTAGTGGTATACCTAACAATGCAGGTTCAGGTGTTACAGGCGATATAGACTTCACAACAGTTGGTCACTCTAGTGGCGATGCGTATTCGATAATCTTAGTTTTGAACAAAAACTATTAATGAATGGCTACCAGACGAAAAGCTAAACAAATACGCAGAACAACTGGTAAAGGTGGTAATTACCGCCCCACTAAAAAAGGGGCGGGTATGACTAAGAAAGGAATAAGAGCTTATAGAAAAGCTAACCCAGGATCTAAATTAAAAGGCGCTGTTACTGGCAAGGTAAAAAAAGGTAGCAAAGCAGCTAAAAGAAGAAAATCTTTTTGTGCAAGGTCGCTAGGGCAATTAAAGAAAAGTTCTGCAAAAACAAGAAACAATCCAAATTCAAGAATTAGACAAGCTAGAAGAAGGTGGAAATGTTAAATGGCTAAGTCAGATCCAAAGAAAGGCACTGGTAAAAAACCAAAAGGTTCAGGTCGAAGGCTTTATACTGATGAAAACCCTAAAGATACAGTTTCTATTAAATATGCTACAGTCCAAGATGCAAGAGATACAGTTGCTAAAGTTAAAAAAACTAAAAAACCTTTTGCTAGATTAATACAAATATTAACAGTGGGTGAACAAAGATCTAAGTATGGTGGCAAGCCAAGGCAAGCAGAAATATTTAGGCGTGGTAAAGACTCAATACGTAAAAAATTTGGCAGAACTAAATAATGTATCCTGTTTATAATAAATTTTATTACAAACCATTACCAGATTGTATTGAAGTTCAAAAAAGCCCTATAGAAGGATATGGACTGTTTGCGGTAGATAATATTGACAAAGATTTTGATTTAGGTATGTCACATATAAAAGTTCCTATTATAAAAGGTTATGTAAGAACATCCATAGGGGGCTTTTTAAATCACTCAGAAGATTCAAATTGTTACCTTAGCGAAGAATTAGACTGGGACGACTATAGAGTTTTTAATGTAATTACATCAAAAAAAATTAGTGTTGGCGAGGAGCTTACGCTAAACTATCATTTAGACGAGTTAAATTATGGCTAAACAAAAATTAAAAAAAGTTATTAAGGGTCTGCAAAAAGCAAGCAAAACGCATGCAAAACAAGCAAAAACATTACAAACTCTTAAAATGAAAAAGGGAGGTAAAGTTAAAAGTGGAGGCAAAATTTGCCCAGAGGGCAAAGCTTGGGCAAAAAGAACTTTTGATACATACCCTTCAGCATATGCAAATATGGCTGCATCGAAGTATTGTAAAGATCCTAATTATGCAAAAGGCAGTAAAAAAAGGAAAAAAAAGGCTAAGGGTGGCTTCGTAAGTATTAGAGGCCAAGGTGCTGTCATGTCAGATAGACTAAGGTAATGGGACAACTTAAGCAGTGGCGTGAACAAAACTGGGTGCGCATTGGCACAGATGGATCTATTAAAGGGCCTTGCGGCACAAGTAAAGATAAAAAAAACCCAGATCGTTGTTTACCAGCTGCAAAAGCTAGAAGTTTATCTAAGTCAGAAAGAGCAAAAACTGCAAGAAAGAAAAAAAGAGCAGGGGCTAAAGGTAAAACAGTGGTTGCAAACACAAAAAAGGCAAGAGTTTCTATGAAGACAGGAGGCACAACAATGTTAAAGAATAGAAAAAAAGCAGATCTTGATAAAGATGGCAAAATTTCATCCTATGAGATGAAAAGAGGTATGGCAATCGAAAAAGCCATGAAAAAACAAAATCGTGTTAAAATGAAAAAAGGTGGCTTTATAGCAAGAGGTTGTGGAGCTGTCAGACCTGACAAAAGAAAGGTCACAACTATTAGTTAGGAGAAGATATGCCAAAGAAAAAATCTAGTGTAGATCCAAAATTACAAGCAAGACTTGATGCAAAAGTCAGACCAGATCAGCCCGTTGTCGAAGATCGTATTTATTTAGATTCTTCTGGCAATCAAGTAAAGCCGAAAAAAAAGGCTGCTGCAAAGAAAACAACTGCTAAGAAAGGCAGACCAAAGAAAAAGGATTAATTATGTATAGAAGAACAAAAGGATACGCTATGGGCGGTAAAGTCAGTAAGTACATGGCTAAAGGTGGCAAAGCCTCAAAATACATGGCAAAAGGCGGTAAGGCTTCAAAATATATGGCAAAGGGCGGAAAAGCATCTAAATATATGGCAAAAGGTGGGAAGGCATCTAAATATATGGCTAAAGGTGGTAAAGCTTCAAAGTACATGGCTAGAGGTGGAAAAGCTAGTAAATACATGTCAAAAGGCGGAAGAGTTTAAAACTAAGACTAGGGGGTTATTTTGTCTTATCTAATATCGAACATACCACAGTTCAAATGTTGGGTGCGTAAAGAATTTACAGCAAACCATCAAAAATATCACGGAGAATATCTGCATGCCTTAGCCTTTGCAGTTAACACTATTCCAGACAGATCTTTGTCTTTTCAAGTGGTATTCACTGGTTGCGAAACAGATCTAGAGGATCATCCAGATGAAAATATACATGGTGGTGCTATGTGGGCAAGGATGCCAATACAAGCACTTATAGCTGATGTACCAGTGGATGAATGGCCTACACCTATGGAGGATCATTTAGCACAACCTTGGGATTGTTTGAGTCATCATCATTCAGTAGTAGTATTAGATAGAGTTAGCTCTTCTCCCTGGATATGCAAAATAGGGGGTGAGTTCTATACAGGCACCTATATGTTTACTGTAGATTACACAGAAAATAGTATCGCAGACGATTCTGCTCAACATAAACAGTCACATGTGTTATATTTGACAGACGCTGGTGAATATACTGGTAATTTTGTAGCTTTACCAAACAATAGAGTGAGAGCTACAAATCCAGCTCTTTGGCGTGTTGGTGACGGGCCGCCCGATTTTTCACCAAGTCAATGGATTCACTCAGCAGAGAAACACGATAGTTATATGGATTCATACACAACATTTGATAATCTATATAATCAAGATGATAGGAAAGATTAATGGCATTATCTGGCAGCACAAATTTTGAACCGAATGTAACAGAGTTTATAGAAGAGGCCTACGAGAGGTGTGGTGCTGAATTAAGAACAGGATATGATCTTAAAACTGCTATTAGAAGTGTAAATCTTATGTTAGCTGAATGGGCTAATAGAGGTCTCAATCAATGGACTATAGAACAAGCCACACAAACTGTTACTGAAGGCACTTCTAGTTATTCATTAAATGCTAATGTAATTGATGTATTAGATGTAGTGGTGCGTAGGACTGTAAACCAAGAGCAAACTGATATTAGCATGAACAGAATTAGTAGATCTGAATATCTAAACATTCCAAATAAAGAAACAAAAGCAAGACCCTCACAGTTCTTTTTTGATAAATTAACTACACCTGCTTTAAAAATATGGCCTGCACCAGAAAATAGCACGGATATTTTAGTTTTTAACAAGCTTGTAAGAATGGATGATGCAGATGCTGCAACTAATACTATGGACATGCCGTTTAGGTTTTATCCTTGTTTTGTTGCTGGTTTAGCGTACTACTTGTCTATGAAGAAGAATCCACAACTTACACCACAACTTAAAGCAATGTATGAGGAAGAATTTAGAAGAGCTGCAGATCAAGATGAGGATAGAGCATCATTTAGAGTAAGACCTGACATAAGGATGAACTAATGGCATACGCTTTAGGTAAATTTGCAAAAGCATTATGTGATAGATGTGGTTTTGAATATAAGCTTCTAGAGTTAAAAGAAGAATGGAATGGTGCTAAGGTTTGTCCACATTGTTATGAACCAAAACATCCACAATTAGAGCCACTCACTGCTACTGCGGATCCTGAGGCTTTATACAAACCACGTCCTAATAATGACGCAGAAGAAGGTGAAGGGTTTGTTGTTGTTGTAAATTCAAATATCTTTAGACCAGACTACATGAACCCATCAACTTTACCTGCAAACTTTACAGTTTCCAAGATGACAGGTAGTGTAGGTGAGGTTACAATAGTTATCACATGACATTAGCCGAACTCAAGACATTAATACAAAACTATGTTGAAAACGAAGAAACTACCTTTGTAAACAGCTTAGATGACTTTATAAAAAACGCTGAAGAACGCATATTTGAATTAGTGCAGTTTGACTTTTTTAGAAAAAATGTAACAGGCTCTCTAACCGCAGGCAACACATATTTAACAACACCGTCAGACTTTCAAATGAGTTTTTCACTCGCAGTTATTGATGGCAATGGTGATTATCATTATTTAGATAAAAAACATCCATCTTTTATGCGTGAATACATCGTAGATCCAACAGATACAACGCTTAGGGATTTACCCAAGTATTATGCTGATTTTGATAAAGAGCTCTCTACAGCGACAAATAATGGCTCTACATTAATAGTAAGTCCTGTGCCAGATTCCAATTACAGTGTTGAGTTACATTACCTTTTCAAACCAACTTCATTAGTTACAGATACTACGGGCACATGGCTGTCTACTAATGCTAGAAACGCTTTATTGTATGGGTGTTTAGTAGAGGCAAATATATTTTTAAAAGGGGAAAGCGACATGCAACAACAATATGAGCAACGCTTTATGATGGAAATATCAAGGTTGAAAAATCTTGCAGAAGCTAGGGGGAGAAGAGATGAATACCGTTACGATTCTTTGAGGTCATCGGTTTCATAAAATAAAAATGAGTAATACAGAAAGCCTTAAAGGCAAAACAGTTGCCATCGTTGGTATGGGTAAAAGTTGGTTTGATTATAATTTAGCTAAATCGCATGGGGTTCATTTTGATGAAGTATGGGCCATAAATGGAGTAGCATCGGTAATATATCACGATAGAGTATTTATGATGGATCCTGCATCACGATTTTTAGATACAGAGGACGCTGGTGGTCAGACAGAAAGTATGAAAGAAATGCTTTTAGAACATGAAGGTCCTATATATACATGTGAGTTAGATGAAAGATGCCCTGGATTGGTTGAATATCCACTTGAAGAAGTAGTCCAGTATTCAAATTGTCATTACCTAAACAACACAGTAGCCTATGCTATAGCTTTTGCATTTTGGAATGAAGTTGCAAATCTTAAACTTTTTGGTATAGATTTCTCTTACAAAGGTAATTTGCACTTTGCAGAAGCAGGGCGAGGGTGCGTAGAGTTCTGGTTGAGTAAGTGTATTTCTGCGGGTATGCAAGTAGAAGTAGCGCATACATCAAGTTTATTAGATACAGATGTACCAGCAGAACAGAAACTTTATGGTTATCATAGACTTAAAAATCCATATATCATTTTAGTAGATGAAAAGGGTATAAAGCTAGAACGCATTGATAATCTAGATATAGTTAAAAAATCGCAAGAACCAACGCTAATTGATCGCAACGACAGTCATTTAAAACCACCAGAACCTAAAAAATGGTAGATAAGATCACACCTGCTGGGATGCCAGAATTAGGTATTATTGAAGCTAAAACTACAAATTTTGGTGGCCATCCCCCTGAATTTTGGGCTGAAAGACTTACAGAAAAAATTGTAAGTTACTCTGAAGACAAGGAGCCACATATCAAAGAACAAGCCAAAGCTTACAAAGATGCTATATATCAAGTGTGTTTGATTTATATAAAAAATGCGTTAAAATCTTATAAAGCCTCTCTAATACAAGATTTAATAGGTGGTGGAGAGGAAGAATTAGCAAAAATTATTAGAGGTATTTAATATGGCTATAAGCTCTACTTTAACCACAAGTTTCAAAAAAGAACTTCTTGAAGCTGTGCATAATTTTAAAAACTCTGGTGGTGATACCTTTAAATTAGCCTTATATACAAGTTCAGCTACCTTAGGTGCTACAACTACAGCTTTTACCACTACAGGACAAGCTAGTGGCACAAACTACACATCTGGCGGTAGTAATTTAACTAGAGTAGATCCTACATCTAGTGGCACCACTGGTTTTACTGATTTTGCAGATTTAACATTTGGAACTGCAACTATAACTGCTAGAGGTTGTATGATTTACAACTCATCAGATAGTAATAAATCTGTAGCAACTATAGATTTTGGTGGTGACAAAACATCTACAGCAGGCGATTTTACTATAGTATTTCCTGCAGCAGCAGCAAGCACAGCGATTATCAGAATAGCTTAGCCTTATGGCTAATATAACTGGTTGGGGTCGAGGCACCTGGGGAGAAGGGCCTTGGAGTGAACCCATACCCGTTACACTCACAGGTGTAGCAGCTACAAGTGCACTTGGCACTGTTTCAGTTGTAGCTAAAGCTAATATAACACCCTCATCACAAGTCGGCACAGGATCCGTAGGATCACCTAGTATTGATGGTGAAGCTAATCTTACCCTTACAGGACAATCATCGACATCTGCACTTGGCACACCTACAGTTGTCGCAAAAGCTAATGTGTCACCGACAACACAACTGGCAACAGTTTCTGTTGGAACCTTAACAATAACGGGTAAAGCAAATATTACACCAAGCTCGCAAGTGGGTACATCAGCTATAGGAGGTGTCGGAGTAAACGGTGATGCCGTAGCAAATGCACCTGGAGCAGTTGGATCTGTAGGCAGTGTTGGAGTTGATGTAGATGGCGAGGCAAATGTTGTTATATCAGGTTTAAGCACAACATCTGCAGTTGGATCTTTAACAATTCATCACAATGCTAAATTTAGTATAGATGGTGTAGAAAGTACATCTGAGGTTGGTTCTGTAACTACAATTGCAAAATCAACAGTTACATTATTAGGAGTTTCAGCAACAGGTTTTGTGAACAATGTGCTTGTTTGGGGATTAGTTGACGAAAAACAAACAAGAAACTTCTCTGACATATCAGACGATCAAGCCTCTAGTTTTAGTGCAATAAATCAAACACAAAGTCAAAATTATGCTAATATTGATGATGACCAAAGTTCATCCTTTGCTGAAATTAATGAAACACAAACCCCAGATTGGGAAGAGGTAGCATAAAATATGGCAACGTATGTTAATGATTTAAGATTAAAAGAGATAGCAACAGGTGATGAGTCAGGTACTTGGGGGACTTCGACCAACACTAATTTAGAGCTAATTGCTGAAGCGTTTAGCTTTGGTACAGAGGCTATAACAACCAACGCAGATACTCACACCACCACTATTGCAGACGGCTCTACTGATCCTGGTAGATCTATTTACTTAAAATATACAGGCACACTGGACTCAGCTTGCACCATTACAATAGGCCCTAATACCGTATCTAAGCTTTGGTTTATAGAAAATGGCACTTCTGGCTCCCAAAACATAATTATTTCGCAGGGCTCTGGCGCTAATGTAACAGTACCTCCAGGAGATACAAAAGCAATATACTCGGACGGTGCAGGCTCAGGTGCTGCTATGGTTGATGCTTTTGCAAGTTTAAATGTAGTCGATCTTAAAGTAGAAGATGACTTAACAGTTACCGATGATGTAAGTATAGGTGGTGCTCTAACACTCACAGGAAATGGAGACTTTAATGGCGATTTAGATGTAGACGGTACGACTAACCTTGATGTAGTAGATATTGACGGAGCTGTGGATATGGCTTCTACTTTAGCTGTAGGTGGTGCTGTGACAGTAACACAAAGTTCAGCAGCCACAGCAGCAACTTTTAAAGTTGGTAATAATTCAGCACAAGTTGCTAATGTAGTTGTTTCAAATGATGCAGATACAGGATTAAATCTTGGAGTATTTGGCTCTTCAGCAGGAACAGCAGGGATGATCTCTGCAAGTGATGCTTTTATTACAACCTCTACAACTGAATTAAATGTGGGTGTAAATAATAGTTCAGGTGTAATTAAATTTGGTGTTGGAAGTACAGCGTCAGAAAAAATGCGTATTGATGGAACTGGTGTTGGTATAGGAACTACAAGTCCACAAAAAGCTCTTGATATTGCAGGAGCATCAAGTGGTGGTGGTGCTGTTATGCGACTTTCAGGAACAGGTGAAGCAAGTCAAGGTGACGTAACAGGAGCAATACAGTTTCATAGTGCCGATACTACTGATAATACACCCGGAGTTTTTGGGATTATTAGAGGTATTGCAGGTGCATCTGGTGGAGAAGGTGATATACAAATATTAACTGATATGCCTTCAGAAGGTGCTGATGCTAGTACAGTTGCAATGCATATTAGCTCAACTGCAAAAGTTGGCATCAACGAAACTTCGCCCGATGTTACGCTACATATAAATTCAGGCACAAACGATATAAATACTAAATTTGAAAGTACAGACACAGAAGTAAGGATACAGCTTAAAGATTCTACAGGAACATCATACATTGCAGCGAGGAATGATATTAGGTTTGGTAATGACACAACAACAGAGAGGATGCGCATAAATGTGAACGGGCATGTTCTTATAGGAACTACAACCAATCAAGGTGTAGGTGGTATTTCTTTTCAAAAGGGATCAACAGGTGTAAACATTCAACAAAATATGGATGGTACCTCTGGTGGTGCTGAATTATATGTATTTAGAAGAAACAGCACACAGATTGGCTCAATCAATCAAAGCTCAACAAATGCAGTAACCTATAACACATCCTCAGATGCAAGACTAAAAGATGTTACAGGATCAGCAAGAGGATTAGATGTAATCAATAACCTCAATCCTGTTGCTTATAATTGGAAAGCTGACAACCATGCAGATGAAGGATTGATAGCACAAGAGGTTGAAGAACTTGTACCAAATGCAGTTAATCAAGACGAAGATGGTTATTACTCAATGGATTATAGTAAACTTGTTACGCATCTTGTAAAAGGTATGCAAGAGCAACAAAAACAAATAGAAACACTTAAAAGTGAAATTGCGAGTTTAAAGGAGAAATAATATGGCAATATCTTATACTTGGGATGTAAACACATGTGATACATACCCATCAAAGAGTGGTAAATCTAATGTGGTGCATACAGTTCATTGGAGACTTACTGGCACTGATGATAGTAATAATGATGCAGATGGCAACCCACAAACTGAAACTGTCTATGGCTCACAAGACCTAGATACTAGTGATTTATCAAGTTTTATTAATTGGTCAAGTCTTAAAGCTAGTGATGTACAAGGCTGGGTAGAAACAGCGTTAGGTGCTGATGAGGTTGCAGCTATGAAAGCTAGATTAGATGCAAGTATAGCAGAAAAGGTATCACCAACATCAGTAACGAAAGTTTTAAGTTAAAATAATTAAAGGGGGAATTATGGGAAAAGAGAACAAAGAACCAAGTGTCGTAATTGATGGTGTCGATACAAAACTTACAGATTTAAATGAAGAACAAAGGTATTTTGTTCATCAAGTGCAAGATCTATCAAACAAACAATTTAGAGTACAAAGCGAGCTTGATCAAATAAACGCAGCTCTAAGTGTTTATAAAAACGCTCTTTTAACAAGCACAGAGCAAAATAAAGCAGAAGATATTTCTGCAGGAGAAAAAGATGAAGTGGTGGACTAAATTAGTAGATTGGGTTACAGGCACTGAAGAAACAGTAGTGCGTGCAAGAAATGAAAAAGGCCATTATGTTGCAGATGATAAATCTACACCTGATGTAAATGAAGCATATACAACAAAGAGAGTCAAAAAGACTAAAAAATAAAAGCATGATTATGGCTACATGTGAGAAATGCGGCCAAGATGTCTTGCTACAAAATATTTTCAAACATAAGTGCGTGGTAAAAAATGCCTAAAGCACCTGATGCATTTGTTTATAATGCAATTCTAGAAAGAATAGTTGATGGAGACACTTTTGATTGTTGTCTTGATCTTGGGTTTGATGTAAAGCTTCATAAACAAAGAGTGAGACTAGCAGGCATTGATACACCAGAATCAAGAACTAGAGATAAAGCTGAAAAAGTACTAGGTTTGGCTGCAAAAGCTCGATTAAAAGAACTTTGCACAGGGCATATAAAAGTAAAATCATTGGGTAAAGGTAAATATGGCCGTATACTAGGCATACCTTATACAGATGACGGCAAAGATATTTGTCAAATATTAATTAAAGAAGGCCATGCAGTTGCTTATGACGGTGGCAAAAAAACCAAAGTTTGGGGAGATTACTAATGAATATGAATCCAGGACAATTTAGCGGAGATATGGATAGAAACGAAGTCGAAATGGACCTTAACAAGTTCATGGATATGATGCGAGAAATTTCTGATCTAAAAGATAAAATAAGAGAACTTGAGGATGTAAGCAATGTTAATCCACATCAAAAGTGGATTCATTTAGCACAAGCAGTTGATGCATGGAGAATATTTCCACGTGCATTTTTAAGCGTTTATATATTTTTACTCTACTATTCAACAATGTGGTTTATGGCACTAGAGAGCCCTACATTTGAACAATCTGGACTTATATCAATTATTGTTGGTGCAGGTGCAGCTTGGTTTGGTCTTTATGCAGGTACATCTGGCGCATCTAAGAGTTTCAAAGGCGAAGATAAATAATGAATCAAGCTATAAGCTTGATAAGCGAGGTAGGACTACCAATAGCTAGTGGTTTGATTATGGGCTATTTCATATTTTTAATCATAAGACAGCTTATGAACAACCTTGTTTCAGATATACAGTCAGTGCAAGGCATTACCAAAATGCTTATTACCCGTGCTTCTATAATGAACAACGATATTATTAGAATAGATACTGTGGTTTCTAGTGCACTTAACATACCACCAGATCTTGATAGGATTGCTAGAGCAGAGAATTTTGTAGAAGATGGCAAGATAGACGCAAGGCGTGACTAATGGATATAGTTGTACTGGTGCAAAAGTTTGGCTTTCCAACTGTTATGGTTATAGGGTTAGGATATTTTGTTTTTTATGTATGGCAAACCATCACTAAAACTATAGATCCATCAGTAAGTGAAATGAAAACGACCATAATAAGGTTAACAGATCAACTTCGCCTATTGGATCAAGATATGATACGATTAAAAGAGAAAGTTGATACAGTAGTGAAACTTAAAGAACAAGATGATGCAAAAAGAAAAAAACAAAGATAATTTATACGCACTTAGTATTTTGTGCGGCATGATGCTTTTTACTTTTGGCTTCATACAAAGTGCACAAGCAGATACTATAACTTTTAAATTTAAGTCTCCATCTTTTAGTGGCATCAATACCAGCTCTCATTACTTAACAATAGAAAACCAAGAACATATGCGTAAGATGACTATAAAAGAGGAGATCAAAGCTTTACAAGAAGAATTAGAAAGAGATGCTGAGAACACAACTCTTGCAAGATTTATTAGAAACTTAGAAAGCCGTATCTACGCACAAATATCCAGACAGATTGTAGAAAATATGTTTGGCGAAACACAATCTACTGAAGGCACGTTTGAACTTGAAGGTAATATAATATCTTACAAGATTGAAGACGGTATGATAATTCTTACTATTTTTAACTCAAATGACGGTTCTACCACGACTATTGAACTGCCTCTTGGTGATTTCTCTTTCTAGTTGTTCAATACTAGAAGTTGTAAAAGATACAAGACCAGATAGATACCAAAGTAAAGGATTACACGATTATAGTATTTATTCGTTGCAGTCTGACGAACTAGCATATATACCAGCTCCCGCAGTCAAACCTGTCGTTGCTGTGTATCCTACTGCCTTTACAGATCAAACAGGACAAAGAAAAAGCAATAGTGAGTTTGCTTTATTTTCATCTGCAATCACACAAGCACCACACACGCTTTTAATTAGGTCTTTAAAACATGCATCAAATGGTAATTTCTTTCGTGTTGTAGAGAGAGTTGGTCTTGATAACCTTACAAAAGAAAGACAACTAATTAGATCTACAAGAGAACAACTTGGTGAAAGCCAGGCTCTAGGGCCGCTGCTTTTTGCTGGTGTCTTGCTTGAAGGTGCAGTTGTATCGTATGATAGTAACTTAGTTACAGGTGGACTAGGCGCAAGATATTTGGGCATAGGCTCTAGTTTGCAGTACCGAGAAGATAGCGTAAGTGTTAGTCTGCGTATGGTATCAGTAGCTACAGGTGAAATTTTGATTGAGGTCATGTCACAAAAAACTATCTATAGTTATGGCCAATCTCAAGATGTGTTCAGATTCATAGAGATGGGCACAGAGTTGGTTGAAATAGAAACGGGTGCCACCCGCAACGAAAGCACAACCATAGCTTTAATGAAAGCTATAGAAGGTGCAGTCTTAGAAATAATAAACGTAGGAAATACAAGAGGGTATTGGAAATATGAAGAAACTAATTAACATTTTTTTATTTATGTCTCTTTCTGTTGTTGCGGACAATGAAATTTATGTAAACCAAACTGGAAACTCTGCAACCATAGATTTAGAGCAACAAGGTGGATCTAACCTTATTGGTGGTACAAGTGCTACATCTGGCACTATGACTGCATTAGATCTTGATGGTGTGTCAATGATACTTGACATAAACCAAATAGGTGCAAGTAATAAATTTAGATCTGATGCTATTGATGGTGATAATTTTACAGGCTTTTTTGAATTTACAGGTGACAGTAATGTCTTTGACATACTTGTAGATAGCACAGGCCTTATTGACTCAGATTATATTAATATGAATATAAATGTCACTGGATCAAGTAACACCTTTGATTTAGCAGTGGCTGAGGATGATGATGCGTCTTATCTTGATCTAGATTGGATTGTTACTGGTGGCAGTAATGAGTTTGATTTTGATATAGATTATGCAAATGCAATCAACTATGTCGATGTAAATGGTAGCAGTAATACATTAAATTTTAGTGGTAGCGGGTACGGTGGCACCACATCTGCTGACAGTGGTTATTTTTATCTTGATTTAGATGGCAGTTCAAACACGATTGATGTTACACAATCTTCTACTTTGGCAAGGGATTACCTTAAGATTATTAGCAACACTTCTAATAGCAATATTTGCGTTATCCAAAACGACCAAGGTACAAGCACAAGCTGTTAACATTGGTGACATCTCTGAACTTTCTGGTTCAGCTAGCGTTGTAAGAGATATACCTTATGACGCTAGTATAGATTTTGTAATACAAAATAACGATGAGGCCATTACTAACAATGGGCGCATGGCTATAACTTTTCTCGATGATAGCCAAGTAAAACTTACAGAACACTCACAACTTGTAATAGACGAATATATTTATGACCCAGATCCATCTAAATCAAAGATGGCGCTTACCTTTGCGCTAGGTACCACAAGATTTATAACAGGTAACTTAAATAGAATAGATAAACAAAACATCTCGTTAAAAACACCCACAGCGAATATAGCCATTCGTGGCACTGACTTTACAACCACAGTAAATGAGTTAGGAGCATCCCTAATAATATTGCTACCAGATGCACTTGGTCTTTCCAGTGGAGAAATAGAGGTAACCACTGCAACGGGCAGCGTCATACTAAATCAACCTTTTCAAGCTACTACAGTTAGCGTATTTGAAAGTGCACCTAGTAAGCCAGTAATTTTAGATCTAACTTTAGATATTATTGACAACATGCTTATTGTAAGTCCGCCAGAGCCAGTAGAAATGCAAGCTGAAGAAGTTATTCTTAATACAAATGATTTTTTAGATTTTAATGACTTAGATATAGATTATTTAGATGAGGACTTTTTAGACAATGAGGCAGATCTAGAGTTTACAGAATTAGACATAAATTACCTTGATGTAAATTTTCTTGAAGATTTATTAGATGTTTTAGATGCTTTAGAGATTGCTGAAGAAGAGGATCAGTTACAACAAGATGTTACATCAGTTGCCATAGCAGGAACTAAGTTTGGTCAAGATACAGAAACTCAGATAATTTCTTTTATAGATGGCGATAGATTTACCCTAATAAGATCTGTAAATAACACTGCTAGACTAGATTTAGATGTATCTGCAAGTTACACCGTAATTTTAATTCAAGATGGTGTTTCAAAGACTATCAAGATTAATGGTGGTAGCAGTAGTGTTATTACGATAAAACAGAGTGGTTGATGAAATATAAAATTTATTTATCTTTGTTATTACTATTATCACTACCTCTTATATTTCAAAGCACACCAACCGAAATTATAAAACTTAGAACATTTGATGCTTTAGTCAAAAACTATGACCCATCAGGTAATTTTGTGATTCTTAATATTACTGAAGATAATGTTGAACAAGAAGGTGGTTGGCCGTTGCCACGACAAAGATTAGCAGAAATCAACCTAGAAATTTTAGGTCGTGGTGCTGTTGGAGTTGGTTGGGCAATATCTTTTCCACAGCCTGACAGAATGGGTGGAGATGAAGACTTTGGTAGATCATTGGGATACGCACCTTCAGTCATTGCTATGTTTGAAGACGGCAAAGGTGTGTACCCGTCAACACCTGGAACTGTTGTTGTAGGTGAAGATAAAGGTGGTATAATGACTACGGGAGTAAAGGAGAACCTGCTTCTACTTACTCAAAACTCATACGAAGGTTTGGCCATTGCTCCCACTGACATAGATCAGCTCGTCAGAAGAATACCATTGCTTGTACGAACTCCTAATAACGATTGGATACCTAGTTTTGGCACACAGATCTATAAATCTTTGTTTGGCATAAAAACTTACATTATAAAAACCAATGATAATGGTATACAAGAAATATCAATAAGAGGCATACCGCCAGTCAAAACAGATAGTCTAGGTCGTAAATGGATAAGTTGGGTAGACACGCCACAAACAGATCTTGAGGAGATGGATGTAAATGGTAGATTTGTTGTAATTGGAGTTACTGCTGCAGGTGTCATGCCACAAATTGCTACGCCTGTTGGTCTGTTAGAGCCACATAAAATACAGGCAGCCTTAGCAGAATCAATTCTAATACAAGATAGTCCATACATACCTGATTACTCTTTAGCCGTTGAGATACTAATATATTTGCTCACAGTGACTCTAATTTGGCTTGTATTAATCCGTTTTGGTATAACCCTAGGTATTACATTAGGTTTAACAATTATGCTCTCTACGGGCACTTTAGGCTATTATTTGATACAAAAAAGCCTTCTTATAGATGTAACATGGTCGTTAATATCACAATTCATTGCAGGATCTACTGCTTTCTATTTACGCTTCAGAGAACAATACAAACTTAGACAACAGATAAAAAAACAGTTTGAGCACTATCTTGACCCGAGACAAGTGGCAATTTTGCAAAAAACTCCAAACTTACTAAAGCTAGGTGGTGAAAGAAAGTATTGCACCTTTTTATTTACAGATGTACGAGGCTTTACAAGTTTATCAGAAAAGCTAGAGCCAGAAGAAGTTACTAGAATTATGAACAAAGCCCTAACAATACAAGCAGATGCAGTGAAAGAGTATGGGGGTATGGTTGATAAATATATAGGTGATGCAATGATGGCTATTTTTAACGCACCAATAGACCTACAAGATCATGAGAATAAAGCCATACTAGCAGCGCAGAAAATAAAGGCAGACATGGAGCAATCCAATTTAGGAATAGACATAGGTATAGGCATAAATTCTGGAGAAGCCATAATAGGTAATATGGGTAGTGAAACACGTTTTGATTATAGTGCAATAGGAGATGCAGTAAATACTGCAGCAAGACTTGAAAGTGCTACCAAAGATGTGGGTGTGGACATAATAATAGGTCATAACACTAAAAAATCTTGTAGTTTTGAGTTAAAATTATTAAAACCAATAAAAGTAAAAGGGAAAAAACACTCTTTAGCAATTTATACAACAAGATGAGTACGCAAGAAGCACTAAACAAAATAGAAACACATGAAAAAGAATGTTCTATAAGATACAAAAATATAGAACAAAGATTAGAAGATGGGTCAGCACGTTTTGATAAATTAGAAAACATGATATGGGCTGTCTACCCTTTTATCTTAGTATCTATAGTTTTATCTAAATTTGTATAATGCAATACTTTAAAAAATTATATATTTGGATCTGTGAGTATTTTTCTACTAGGTACAAAATTACTGTGTCCTTCAACAAAGAATATGGAGATTCAGACGATAAAACATACATTTCAAAAAAAATAATAATACAAAAAGAAAAACATCTTAAGTTTAGAGATGTAAATGACAAAGTGGTAGAGTATAGAAGTGTTTCTGGCTTAAATTACATTATTGAGGACGCTTGATGCAACAATTTTTATTAGCAATCATACTTACCTTAGGCTTTACATCTTATTATTTATACAATCAAAATAAGGTTTTAAGTGCAAATAATCAGGCGCTAGAGGGTGCAATAGCAACGCAAGAAGAAGCAATCACAGCGCTACAAAACGATTTTGACTTGCAAACACAACAAATGAGTGAGTTATCAAAAAAAAGTCAAGCAGCACAAAGAGAGTTGTTAAGATACACAGAATTTATACAAAACTATCAGTTAAGTGCAAAAATCATAGCTGATCCAGTTGAAATGCAAAGGAAGATAAATAATGGTACAAAACACATTATGGAAGATATCGAGCAAATCAGCATCACTGTTGATGATCTTGATGATGGCTTGCAGTTGCAGCCTGATTCCAACTAAACAAATAGAAGTTACCGCAAAACCCTTAGAAAGGGTAATTGTACAACCAGTTATGCCAAGAGAAATATCTCTTAGAGAGGTTAGATGGCTTACTATTACACCCGAAAATTTTGAAGAACAGTTTGCAATAATAGAAAATCAAGAAGGAGAGCTTGTTTTTCTAGCTATGACAGTGCCAGATTACGAAGTTATGGCATATAACATGCAAGAAATTAAACGCTATATAAGTGAATTAAAAGATGTTGTTGTGTATTATAGGGAAGTTACTACGACAAAAGAGGAGGAGTAATATGCAAATTTCACAAGAAGGCACAAGTTTAATAAAAAAATTTGAAGGGTGTGAGCTAGAGGCATACAAATGCAGTGCAGGTGTTTGGACTATAGGATACGGTAGAACTAAAAATGTAAAAAAAGGTGATACTTGTACACAGGAGCAAGCTGATGAGTGGTTACACGAAGAGCTTCCTGTATATGGTGCTTATGTAAGTAATGCAGTTCATGTACCATTATCGCAAAATGAGTTTGATGCTTTGGTTGCATGGACTTATAATTTGGGGCCAACAAATCTAAACAATAGCACTCTGCTGAAAGTATTAAATGAAAACAAGAAAGAAGAAGCTCCACATCAAATGCGTAGATGGAACAAAGCAAACGGAAAAGTTTTAGAGGGGTTAGAGCGCAGAAGACTAGCAGAGTCTTTGTTGTTTGAAGGCAAAGAGTGGCATCACATCTAATATGCCTTTACAAAAGATTACATTTAGACCAGGAATAAATAGAGAGGGCACCGCATATGATAATGAAGGCGGTTGGTTTGACTGTAATTTAGTTAGGTTTCGTAAAGGTAGGCCAGAAAAGTTTGGAGGTTGGGAGAAACTTACATCTAATACATACTTAGGCACAGTAAGAGCATTACATCCTTGGATATCATTAGAGGGAGCTAAATACCTAGGATTAGGTAGCCATCTTAAGTATTACATAGAGTCAGGTGGGTCTTTTAATGATATCACACCGATTAGATTAACCACATCGGCAGGTGATGTGACTTTTTCTGCTAGTAATGGCGATGCTACGATTACAGTGACCGATACTGCTCATGGTGCAGTGAAGAATGATTTTGTGACTTTTAGTGGTGCATCTTCGCTTGGTGGCAATATTACAGCTACAGTTCTTAATCAAGAGTATCAAATAGCTACCATAGTTAACACAAACAGTTATACAATTGAAGCAAAAGACACTGACGGAACAACAGTTACGGCTAACTCTTCTGATAGCGGTAATGGTGGTTCTTCAGTCGTTGGTACATATCAAGTTAATGTTGGTTTAGATATTTATATGCCTAGTACAGGTTGGGGTGCTAATGGATGGGGTATAGGAGCGTTTGGACAAGCTGCAACTTTATCAGACACAAACCAATTGCGTTTATGGACACATGACAACTTTGGTGAAAATTTGATTATAAATCAGAGAAACGGTGGTATTTTTAGATGGCTAGAATCTGGTGGTTTATCGACAAGAGCTGTTGAACTTTCAGCTATATCTGGTGCAAATTTAGTGCCAACAAAAGCATTACAAGTCTTAACATCAGAAAAAGATAGACATTTGATTGTTTTAGGTGCAGATCCTATATCTGGATCCTCCAGAACAGGGACGATAGATCCTATGTTAGTGGCTTTTAGTGATCAAGAAAATGAGTTAGATTTTGAGCCCTTGACAACGAACACTGCAGGTTCATTGAGGTTGTCAAGCGGCTCTTCGATTATTGGTGGTGTTAAAGCAAGACAAGAAACTTTAATTTGGACAGATACTGCTCTTTACAGTATGCAGTTCATAGGGCCGCCCTTTACTTTTGGTATAAACCTTATCAACGAAGGAACTGGTCTTATAGGGCCAAAAGCTGCTACAACAGCCCCTAGTGGCGTTTTTTGGATGAGCTACAACAATTTTTATGTCTACAACGGATCTGTGCAAACCTTACCTTGTTCAGTGCATAACTATGTTTTTAACGATATTAACCTATCACAATCTTTTAAAATACATGCTTTCACCATAAAAGATAAAAGTGAAATAGGGTGGTTCTATTGTTCAAGCTCATCTAGTGAAATAGATAGATATGTAATCTATAATTATGTAGAAAATTTATGGTTTTATGGGCAATTAGTTAGAACAGCTTGGCTTGATTCTGGCATAGAAAATTATCCGAGAGCAGTTGGTAACAGTTATCTATTTAAACAGGAAATAGGTTTTGATGATGATGGATCTCCTATGACAAATGTGTTTATAGAAAGCTCTGATATGGATATAGGTGATGGCGACCAATTTAGCTTTTTGAAAAGAATAATACCAGATTACAAATTTATACAAGATGATAACAACGGTAATGTAAACATTGTTTTGAAAACAAGAAACTTTCCAGGCGACTCTCTTACCACAAATTCTACAAATGCCATATCAGCAACAACTCAACAAGTCTTTGTGCGTAGTCGTTCAAGACAAATAGCTTTGCGTTTTGAATCTGATGACGATGCATCTAACAATGGTAATTTATCAATAGGATGGAGATTAGGAGCCACGAGGATAGACATAAAACCAGATGGTAAAAGATGAGTAAGATTTTACAAACTCAGCTACCACTAGCTACTGACACCGTTTCCTCTGATATTTTTAATAGATTAGTCCGTATTTTAGAAATTAATCTTGGTGCAGTGGATCTTGATAATGTTAGGCAGATATCTGACGCAGAAAAAAACACCTTACAGTTTAATGCAGGTAGTATTGTTTGGAATACCACAATTGGTGTTTTACAAGTCTACACAGGTAACAAATGGGTAGATATAGGCGATAGAACCTTAGCTAAGGGTTTTGAGATGACATCAGAGGTTGGCACAGTAACTATCAAGATAGCAGGAGCAACAACCATAGAGTTATGATAAACGTAGCTGAAAACCTTATTTATCAACCAAAAAACCTACTACTCACCTATCCAAGTGATTGGTATATAAACAAAGAAACTTTTGCTGCAGTAAAAGACTCTATAAACCCAATAGTAGATTTTTACCAAGAAAGTGGCACAAAGTCGCCAAAATCAACACCTTTAGACAAAATTATAGAAGAACCATTAAAGGATGTTTACACCGTGCCTTTTTTTTCAGAGAAGTTTTGTCAGATATTAATGGATGAAATGAAACATTTGGAAACACATTTTGGCTTTAATCCTAACCCAGAAGAGGATGATCTACGACAAATACCAGAAATAACGTTTCAAGATAATTGTCCACAAATATTTCAATCTTTAATGCAAACGATATATACTATTGGAAATCCTATATTTTTAAATATTTGGAATAGGCATGTAGATGGGGGCGGAATCCAAATAGCTAATTATAATTTAAAGGATAAAAAACAAGGTGCTTGGCATCATGATGCAAGTGCTGATATAAGTATGGTAGTTCCTTTGAACACGGGGGAGTACAAAGGTGGCGGAACTGAGTTTTTAAAACGTGGTACAGTCGAGCCATTACCTACAGGCCACGCTCTAATTTTTCCTAGTTTTACGCATATGCATAGAGGGCTAGCAGTAGAATCAGGAGATAGATACCTTTTGGTATTTTGGTTAACATGTAACGAGGAATGATTTGAGCATGAATGAAATGAATAATCCAGGCGGTATAGCAGGTCTAGGCAGAGGGGAAGATACAATGCTTGCCCATGTAGCACCAGGGGAGATGGTAGTACCACCAGTTATTTCTCCACAAACCCAACAAATAATACAACAAGAAATGATGGCTGTAGGGCTTGATCCGAATGAATATACTGTAGGTCAAGGTATGTCAATTAATCCAATTACAGGTATGGCTGAGTTTGGATTTCTAAAAAAATTAGGTAAAAGTCTCAAAAAAGTAGTTAAAAAAGTTGCACCTATAGCTGCAGTCGGACTCGGCATTGCTGGCATAGGTGGAGCTGGACCATTAGGTAAGATATTAGGTAAAGGTGCAAGTAAAGCAACTTCAGGTAAATTTTTTGGAGCAAGCGGCAAATTTAGAGAAGGTCTTAAAGGAATAGCAGGAAATTTATTTAAAAGAGATCCAGATGATGTTGGAAGCACGCCACAATTTATAAAAACTATTGGTGATCAGTTTGGATTTGGTGGTCGATCTGCTGCTTTAGAGCAATATGGTTATACAGATGCAGAAATACAAGCTATGACAGATGAAGAAAAAGCTGCTGCAATTGCTAAAGCTGAAGCAGAACAAGGATCAGCCACATTGCCTGGAAAAATAGGTGACTTTTTTGGCAGAGGAGATGGCGGTGGATTTGGTGGCAACGCTGGTCTGATGGCTCTAGCTGCATTGTACGGCAAAGCGGTCAAAGAAGATTTTAAAGAGAAAGAGGGTGGACTTAAAGATATCAGACAATCAATCAGACCAGATCTTATGCCACAGCCAACCTTTCAAGGTTTCGATCTAGGTATTAGAAAACCTGCAGCCATGGGTGGATTACAAGAATTAGATATGCGTATGGGTGGCCCATCAATAGGCCCTGGTACAGGCACAAGTGATGACATACCTGCCATGCTCAGTGATGGAGAGTTTGTTATGACATCTGCAGCTAACAATGGCTTAGGTGGATTTAAGGTAACCAAAACAGAAACTGGTATTGAAATAATGCCAAGTGGTAAACCTGACAGACAAAAGGGCGCAAAAAACATGGACAGACTTATGAAGATGTTTGAGCAATATAACGATATTGGGAGAGTGTAATGAGTTTATTCAAAAGACTATCTGGAATAGCGAAATCAACTCCTGCTAGAGGCGGTGGTATTTCAAGAGCTTTACCTGTGGGTAGAGGTGTACCTTTTAGAGGACCAGTAAGAGGCAGACCAACACCACCTATATCAATAGGTGGGCCTAGTGGTGGCATGTTTGGAAATCCTCTAGCTAGGATGCCAGTTGGAGATGCTCGAGCTAGGATGCCGATAGGTGGTCCAAGTGAATTTGATAGAAATAATCCAGGCTTTGCCATAGGTAGACCAGTGGCTCCACCAACAAACATAGGTAGGCCACCATTTACACCACCGATGGGAGGAGCTGGGTTAATACAAGGAGGGCCCGTTGCCTTACCCGTAGCACCTCCACAAACTTTAGAGAGGGAAACAGGTGTTATTGGCAGACCTGTTGGTTTACCCATGCCTAAATATGAAACTGGTCTTCCACAAGCAGACGATATAGTTTCTGCTTTGCCTGTTGGTCCATCAATACCTTTTACACCACCAGATACGAACGAGTTGCCAACAGCAAGACCATTACCTGTACCACCACGCCGACCTAATTTTTCAAATGAGTTGGCTCGTCCACCTGTGGGACCAGATGGCACAATATTCTCTGCTACTCCAACTCCATCAAACCCAACATCAGTTTTAAGACCGTACACAGGCATACAAAGACCAGGCCTTGGTCTTCGTCCACCAGGAAGTAGACCACAACCTCCAATGTCAATCGGAGGTCCAGGTGGAGGCACCTACAAAGAGTTTCCAACTCCAGGCGGAGGCTCTTTAAGCGTAGGAGTAAGACCACCATCACTTATGCCAATCGGAGGTGGAGACCAAGTTGTTGCAGGTGGCACTCCTGGATTTGATGTAACAGGTGGTAATCCCTTAGCTGGTGCACCTGGATTTAGTAATACTGGTGTAGGCACTTCACAACCTGCTGATGATACAACAGGGATGGCAACTGCTACTGGTGCAACAGCTGGTGCAACAGATCCCACAGTTACAGCAACTACTACTGGTACAACAGATTCGATGCAGGCACAAATGACGCAAGGAGCAATAGATCCTGTGTTGTTAAATCAACAAGCTTCTGAAGTTTTAGGAGATCCTTTACTGAGATCTTTATATTTTGGCACTGCAGATCAACCTGGCTTCTTTAATCAATTACAACAAGCTGGTGCTAATTTAATAGGAAGTGATGTCCCATTACAACAAACTGCAGGACTTTCACCATTAGAATTATTAGCAAGACAACAAGCAGTTGCAGGCCTTGGTGGTTTTGAACCATTTTTACAACAAAACAGAAGGTTAATAAATCAAGCTATTCAGCAATCTAGACGAGCTGAGGCTTTACAAGATCCTTATTACTCTCAAGCTGAAGAAATATTTCAAAATACCATGGGTGCTTATGATCCTAGTATGACACAACAGTTTTACAACCCATTTGAAGATGCGGTAGTGCAACGAACTATTGATGATGTGTTTGAGGCAGGTGAACAACAGGATATAGCTGCAAGAGCTAGAGAAATTGGTTCTGGTGCATTTGGTGGCAGTAGAGCTAGACTTGGTGCTATGGAGCGTAGAGAAGCTCTTGGAGAGGGTTTAGCACAAGCTCTTGGTAATATTAGACAAAGAGGATTTAGTGAGGCACAAAGAACTGGACTCAGTGAATTTGCAAGACAACAACAAGCAAGGAGACTTGCAGCACAAGGCTTACTAGGAATTGGCACAGGTCGAGGCAGTGCCGCAGGTGCCTTAGCTCAAAGATTAGCTGGATTTGGTGGACAGATGACAGATCTTGGAAGAACACAAGAACAGCTTCGAGCAGGACAAAGAGGTGAACTAGCAGGCTTCGGTAGTATAGGTAGAGGAATTGCTGAGACAGGGTTGCAAAGATTATATGAACAACAATTAGGACAACAACTCAGACCATTACAAGTGTTGGCTCAGCTTGCAGGAATGTTACCTGGTTATCAAGGATCAAGAACACAAATTGATTCTCAATATGGTATGCCTACTGATCCTACTGCCGCTGGTCTAGGTGCTGCATTTAGTGCTTATGGTGCTCTTGCTCCTAGACAAGGAACAAGCTAGTGAATTTTCTTAACAGAAAAATGTTCCGTATTGGTGGTCAAGCTGAAGATCAAGGTCTAGGCGACTTTCAAATACGAGATAGAAAAACAGGTGAAGTTTACAATATAAAGCCTGATTTTATAAATACCTTTGGATTCAATCCATATAAAATTTTATATGATGATAGTTTGGAAAAAGGTGATGCAGTACAAAGAATATTAGAGGATTTTCAGAAAAAAGATGCTCCGAAACTTGGGCCTTTTCAGTTGGGAGAAGATATCGGCACAAACGTGGCTGATGCTGTTCTGAGAACTGCTAGGTTTCTTGAGCCTGCTGTAAGACAAACTGCAGGCTTAGCAGGTCAAGTGATAGGCGAAGACAGACTCGGCATAGGTCAAGCACTCAAAGATATTGCAGATCCAGTTGAAGTTGGTTTAGGAGGTTTGACAATACCAAGAGATGAGTCTTATATACCTACAGATGAAGACCGTGCTAGGTTTATGATGCGTAGGATTGTCGAAGAGGAAGAAGAAAAACAACCTGATGTTTCACAACTTGATTTTCCTTTACCTGAGCCAACAAGTTTTGATTTTCGTCAAGACGATATGGGTCTTAAAGTAAGTGATGGAAATTTTGCTAGAGAACAAATGTTGCAACAGTATAGTCCTGAAGATCAAGCATATCTGCGTGCAAACCCAGACATTAGACCAGAAGAAGTGGGTATGCGTCCTGTAAAAGACATCACTAGCGACATCGATCCATTTAATACTAGGCTTAATATAGACGAAATATCTACGACACTTGATGAGCTATCTGGACAAAGACAAGATTTGGAAGCAAGATTTGATACTGAGGATGTACAAAGACCAAAAGATGTTGATGTCGATGAGATAACAAGCTTGTTGAATGACATTCAACCACCGTTAGTAAACTTAGATATAACCGAAGAAGACACAAAACTTGGTATTGAAACAAAGTTTGAAGGTTTGTCACCTGATGAATTAAAAACTGAAATAGCTAATATGAATATACCAGATGCTGATGCACTGATAAACGAAGAGTTATTACCTGCACAAAATGCAGAAGATCTCATTGCATCTGTTGCAGCTGAACAAGAAGAAAAAGGTGATCCTAATATAGCTAGAAATGCTACACAAAAGAAACTTAATACACCTGGATTCTTTGGCACAGATAGGTTTCTTGATTTTATTAGAAATGTTGGTGCAGGTTTGTCTGAAACTGGACAATTTGGCCCAGGTCTTGTGCTTGGTGCTGCCAAAGCAGCTGAGGAAAGAGCTGCCCGTGATATAGCAGAAGCTGAAAGACAAAGAGAGATTAAGTTAGCAGAAATTGCTGCAGGGGCAAAAGAAAAATTAAAACCAAAAGAAAATATAGATTTAGCTGGGCAAATAAATGCAGATTACAATGAGGTGGTTAGTGGAAATAACACATTAGAAATTGTTGGTAGAGTTGAAGAAATAATATTAAACGAAGATACGACATCTGCTAGAGCTGTTATCCAAGAGATATTTGACAAAGCGGGCGCTGTTTTTAACACTGATGGTCAACCAGATCCTGAGGGTAAAGGATGGAATGAGTTGAGTCCAAGAGTAAGAGCCAAAGTGTTGCTTAACCAAATAAAACAAAAAAATATTAGAGATATTCTTGGTGAGTCAGGTAAAACTATTTCAAACTTAGATAGACAGATTGTTGACGAATTAGTAGGAAGTTTACAGTTCTTTAAAACAGATGCTGAAGCACTTGAAGCGTTAAGATTAACAAGAGAGGGTATTTTAACAAACATGTCTGGAGCCATAGCGAGACTGAAATCCAACTATATTGGTATGGAAAACTATGGTGATATGAGTTTAATACAAAATGACGACCTTATAGATTACATGGAAACAGGTGAGCTTGCAGGCAACCCGTACGCAAATGATTTCGTAACTTCTACTAAGTCACGACCTGGTAGGATTAATAAAATTACCTTGAATCCTAACGCTACAACAACAGGCAGCTAATTCTCCTCCCCTCTCTCC